AAACTACTGGCTGATGTAAATGTTTATAGGCAGTCTATAGATAGGGAGAACGCGCAGAAGTCTTTCATGGCATACGTAAAAATGATGAGAAGTTTGAGGATATTGCTAGCGGGAAGATGGGGCTGGGGAATACGAGTGAGATTGTGGATAGATTGGTGAAGGTCGGCGCCCTTAAGAAGTTAAAGAACAGGGGTAGGTCGATACGGCCTGTGTATATAAACTTTAGGAACTTAGAGTGACTGGAAAAAATACAAAAGTTGCTCCGCCTGAGAATTTGTTGGAGAAGCTATTGGCTCAATTGCCTGTAAGCGAGCAGGAGAAACTACTGGCTGATGTAAATGTTTATAGGCAGTCTATAGATAGGGAGAACGCGCAGAAGTCTTTCATGGCATACGTAAAAATGATGTGGCCGGGCTTCGTTGGTGGTCGGCACCATGCATTAATGGCCAAGAAGTTTGAGGATATTGCTAGCGGGAAGATTAAAAGGTTGATTATTAACATGGCTCCGCGCCATACTAAGTCTGAGTTTGCTTCTTATCTGTTGCCGAGCTGGTTTTTGGGGTTAAATCCCCATAAAAAAGTAATTCAAACGTCTAATACTGCTGATTTGGCCGTAGGTTTTGGTAGGAAAGTCCGTAATTTGGTGGATTCTGAGCAGTATTCACTGGTTTTTCCTGATGTTTCACTACGACAGGACTCAAAAGCGGCGGGTAGATGGGCTACTAATAAGAGTGGAGAGTACTTTGCTATTGGTGTAGGAGGTACTGTGACGGGTAAGGGTGCTGATTTACTGATTATTGATGATCCGCACTCAGAACAAGAGGCTGCTTTGGCATCTGGTGACCCTAGTGTGTACGACAAAGTGTATGAATGGTATACGTCTGGCCCTCGTCAGCGTTTACAGCCGGGTGGTGCTATTGTTATTGTTATGACCCGATGGGGTGATAGCGATTTAACTGGCCGAGTTATAAAAGATGCAGCCCAAAGAGAGAAAGGCGAGAGCTGGGAGCTGATAGAGCTACCCGCAATCATGCCTAGTGGTAATCCCCTATGGCCAGAGTTTTGGTCATTGGCTGAATTGGAGGCTTTGCGAGAAGAACTGCCGCCGTCTAAATGGAATGCTCAGTATCAGCAGAGTCCTACTGGTGAAGAGGGTGCGTTAGTTAAGCGGGACTGGTGGAAGATCTGGGAGAAGGATGATCCGCCGCCATGTGATTTTATTATTCAGTCTTGGGATACGGCGTTTACAAAGAATGAGCGGTCGGACTATTGTGCGCGCACTACTTGGGGAGTTTTTTATAAAGACGAAGATCCAAATAATGCAAACATTATTTTGTTGGATGCGTTTAAAAAGCGGATGGAGTTTCCTGAGTTAAAAGAGCGGGCAATGTCTGGCTATCAGGAATGGGAGCCTGATGCTTTTATTATTGAGGCTAAGGCTTCTGGTTTGCCGCTGGTGCATGAGTTACGGAGGATGGGAATTCCTGTGCAGGATTTCACTCCGACTAGGGGTAATGATAAGTTTGTGAGATTAAACTCCGTGACTGATATGTTCCGCTCTGGTAAAGTGTGGGCACCTGAGACTAGATGGGCGGCTGAAGTGATTGAAGAGATTGCAGCTTTCCCTAATGCTAGTCACGACGACTTTGTGGACAGCACTACACAGGCTCTGATACGATTCAGACAGGGCGGGTTTTTAAGATTGGACTCTGATGAGAAAGAAGATCTCGTTGGGTTTAAAAAGTCACGCGCATACTACTAAGGATATATATGGCAATGGAAAAAGGTTTGTACCAAGCACCAGAGGGTATCGAGGCTTTAGCAGATCAGCCCGACATGGAGATTGAAATTGTTAATCCAGAAGAAGTTCATATTGCAATGGACGGAATGGAAATAGACATAATGCCGGCAGAAGAAGCTGAATTTGATATAAACCTAGCCGAAGAGATGCCTGAGAGCGTGCTTGGATCACTGGCCGCTGAATTGATATCTGACTATGAAGAAGACGTATCTTCCAGAAAAGACTGGATCCAAACATACGTAGATGGTTTGGAGCTGTTGGGTCTAAAGATAGAAACCAGATCTGAGCCGTGGGAAGGTGCTTGTGGTGTGTATCACCCACTAATGGCTGAAGCCCTTGTTAAGTTCCAGTCAGAGATGATGATGGCCACTTTCCCTGCTGCTGGCCCAGTCAAGACTCAGATCATTGGCAAAGAAACACCAGAGAAAAAAGCATCTGCTGAACGGGTTCAAGTGGACATGAACTACCAGTTAACAGATGTGATGACTGAGTACAGACCTGAGCATGAGCGTATGTTGTGGGGCTTGGGTTTATCTGGTAATGCGTTCAAGAAAGTCTACTTTGACCCACATCTTGATCGCCAAGTATCTATATTTGTTCCCGCTGAAGACCTAGTCGTTCCTTATGGCGCGTCTAATTTGCAGTCTGCTGAGCGTGTTACCCACGTAATGCGTAAGACCAGCAATGATGTACGTCGTTTGCAAGTATCTGGGTTTTGGCGTGACATAGATCTGGGTGAGCCAGATATTGTCTTAGACGAAGTAGAAAAGAAAATTGCTGAGAAGTTGGGTTTCCGTGCTACTACGGATGACCGCCATAAGATTCTGGAGATGTGCGTAGACCTAGACTTAGCGGGCTATGAGCATACAGACGAAGACGGCGAGCCAACAGGAATTGCCATTCCATATATTGTCACTATTGATAAGAGCAGTGGTAAGGTTTTAGCTATCCGCAAAAACTGGAAGGAAGGCGATGACTTATATACCAAGTTACAGCACTTTGTTCATTATGGTTATGTACCCGGTTTTGGTTTTTATCATTTTGGATTGGTTCACCTCGTTGGAGCTTTTGCCAAATCTGGAACTTCTTTGCTTCGCCAGCTTGTTGATGCTGGCACTCTTTCTAATCTACCCGGAGGTTTTAAAGCTAGGGGTATGAGAGTTAAGGGTGACGATACACCTATCGCGCCCGGAGAGTTTAGAGATGTAGACGTACCAAGCGGCACCATCAAAGATAACTTGATGACCCTGCCGTACAAGGAGCCAAGCCAAACATTGCTGGCTTTGTTGAACCAGATCATTGAAGACGGACGTAGGTTTGCTAACGCGGCTGACTTGCAGATCTCTGATATGTCTAGCCAAGCTCCAGTGGGAACTACGCTTGCTATATTAGAGCGCACGTTAAAAGTAATGTCTGCTGTACAGGCGCGCATTCACTATTCAATGCAGCAAGAGCTTGGTCTATTAAAAGAGATCATTGCTGAATCTGCACTGGATGACTATAACTATGACCCAGAGTCTGGCTCACGTCGGGCCAAAAAATCTGACTATGAGAACTGCGATGTAATCCCAGTCTCTGATCCTAATGCGGCTACGATGGCGCAGAAGATTGTGCAGTATCAAGCTGTTTTACAGTTGGCTCAGTCTGCCCCGCAGATGTACAACATGCCACTGTTGCACCGCCAAATGTTGGATGTTTTGGGTATTAAGAATGCCCAGAAACTAATCCCTATGTCTGAAGATCAGAAGCCTATGGATCCAGTTTCTGAAAACCAGAACATTTTGTCGGGCAAACCAGTCAAAGCATTTTTGTATCAGGATCACGAAGCCCATATCACAGTGCATATGGCAGCTATGAATGATCCAAAAATTCAACAGTTGCTACAGGGCAACCCGATGGCTCAGCAGATGCAGGCTCAGATGATGGCTCATATTAATGAACACCTTGGCTTTGAGTATCGCAAGCAGATTGAACTGCAACTCGGCATGAACCTACCACCTCAACATGATGAGGGAGGGGAGGATGTTCAGCTCAATCCTATGGTTGAAGCTCGTTTAGCGCCGCTACTGGCTCAGGCTGCCAAGCAATTACTGCAAACAAACCAAGCCCAAGTTGCTCAACAACAGGCGCAACAGCAGGCACAGGATCCTATTATTCAAATGCAACAACAAGAGTTGCAACTGAAGGCGGCTGAGCAACAACGCAAAGTCCAGAAGGATCAGGTAGATGCACAACTCAGGCTAAAACAGCTAGAGATTGAGCATGAAAGAATTGTCTCTCAGGCAAAAACAGCTGAACAACAAGCAAAGATTGGAGCTTTGAAATCTGTTGCAGACAATGAAAACCAGAGGAAGTTAGCAGAAGTCCGACTCAAACAGGACTCTCTCAAAACTGTGGCTAATTTAGAAAACCAACGCACGGTTACCAAACAAAAACTATTTGCGGATGGATTAAAAGCGGCTCACGCGGTAAACAAGGAAAAACCGACAAAAGGTGAAAAATGACAGTAACTGAATTAGTCATCAAACAAATTGATGACCAAGCTTCGTATCTCCGAGAAGGACTCAGCCTAGGCAGAGCCACTTCCTTTGAGGAATACAAAGGAACTTGCGGCGAGATTAAAGGTCTGCTGGTCGCTAAGGGATTCATATTAGACCTCATGCAAAAAATGGAAGAATCAGATGACTGAATTTGACGTCAGTGCTGTAGACCTTTCTGGCATTCTCAACAAGGATGCGGAAGAAAAGGCCAAGCAGCTCCCCGATCCAGCGGGCTTTATGCTCCTCACCGTAGTGCCAGAAGCTATGGAAGAGTACGCAGATAGCGAAGTTGGGTTAATTAAAGACAGCAAGACAATGCATTACGAAGAAGTGCTGACTCCCGTGCTGTTTGTGATCAAGATGGGGCCAGAAGCCTATCAAGATAAGTCTCGGTTCCCTAGTGGAGCCAGATGCAAAGTTGGCGATTTCGTTATCGTCCGCCCCAATACAGGCACACGCCTAAAAATTCATGGCCGAGAGTTCCGAATGATTAATGATGATTCGGTCGAAGGCGTTGTGCAAGATCCGCGCGGCATAGCCCGTGCAGCTTAAGGAGGATATATGAACCAAGAATTCAAATTCCCCGATGAGATTGAAAATACTCAAGAGACAGAGGAAAACACCCCTGAGATTGAGATTGAAATAGTAGATGACACCCCGGAATACGATCAAAAACGTGATCCGATGCCCAAGGAAATCGTAGAAAAACTCGACAAAGACGAGTTGGAAGACTACGACGACACGGTAAAAGAGAAGTTAAAGCAGATGAAAAAGGTCTGGCACGACGAGCGCAGAGAGAAAGAAGCAGCTCATCGTGAACGGGAAGAGGCTATAGCCTACGCCAAGAAGATCGCCGAAGAGAACAAGAAGATGCGGCAGATGATCCAGTCTGGCGAAAAGGAGTATGTAGAAACTATCCAGTCTTCAGCCAACATGAGTTTGGAAATGGCTAAGAAGGGATACAAGGAAGCATACGAATCTGGTGATGTGGATCTAATGATGGAGGCTCAGCAGAAGTTGCAAGAAGCCAACCTTCGTTTAATGCGCGCCAACAGTTTTAAGCCAACTGCTTTACAAGAAGAGAAATTTGAGGTACAAACTCAACCTGAGCAGATTCAATCTGTACCTAAACCTGACGACCGCGCTGTTGATTGGCAAAAACAAAACAGGTGGTTTGGTCAAAACAAGGTAATGACTGCAATGGCTTTAGGCTTACACGAAGAGCTTAAAGACAGCGGAGTATCAGTTGGATCTGACGAATATTACGAAACATTGAACAAAACAATGCGTCGTCGTTTCCCAGAGCAATTTGAGGAAACACAAGAGGAAGAAGTTCCTAAAGCGTCAGCGGCTCGACCCAAACAACGATCCGTAGTTGCTCCAGCGATGAGGACGACTTCGCCTACCAAGGTGAGACTGTCACAGACGCAAGTGAATTTAGCAAAAAAATTCAACATAACACCTGAGCAATACGCAATTGAACTTAAGAAACTTGGAGGCTAATATGAATGATGTAGTACAAACCCGTAAACCCCGTGCAACAGAAACGCGCGAGACAGAAATGCGACCACAAGCTTGGAGACCTCCAGAGGCGCTTCCAAGTCCAGAGGATCGCCCCGGTTGGAAGCATCGCTGGGTTCGTATTAGCATGATGGGATCATCTGATCCGAAGAATATTTCTTCTAGTCTGCGTGAAGGTTATGAGCCTTGCAAAGCAGAAGAGTATCCGGAGATGATGATGCACGCAACCACTGAAGGTAGATTTAAGGGAAGCATTGAGATGGGTGGATTATTGTTATGCCGCATTCCAGCTGAGTTTTTGAAGCAGAAGTCAACGTACTACTCAAATCAAAACAAGGCTCAAATGGACTCGGTAGACAACAGTTTCATGCGAGACAACGATCCACGGATGTCAAAGTTTTCTGAGAAATCAACCAAAGTGACATTTGGTTCTGGTTCTTAAATTTTTAAAGGAGTCTTAAATGGCTTATCCCGTTGTTAATGCCCCTTACGGGCTAAAACCGATCAACCTGATCGGTGGTCAAGTGTTTGCGGGTTCTACCCGTGAATACGCGATCCCTTACGGATATGCGACTAGCATTTTTTACGGCGATATCGTTGGATTGACCCGTGGTAATGTGCAGCGCCTAAC